GTGCATCAGGTACGCTAGTCGGTACAGGTGCAACTGACAGGGTTAGTTTAACTGTCATAGCCTCAGCAGGTACTTTAACTAGCACAGTATCTGGCAGTGTATCTAATGCACAGCTTGAAGCAAAACCAATGCCTACAAGTTATATCCCAACAACCTCAATAGCTCTAACTAGAAATGCTGACGTGCTGACTTACCCTAACGCTAACAACGTACTAAATACTGCTGGTACTGTCTTTTTAGAAGCAACTCCTGCCTTTAATCTACCTCTAAGTGACACTGCGGGATTTGGCAATAACTATCTGATAGATTTTGGTGTTAATAATGGTATTATACAGCATATCACTTATGCACTGCGTAGATATGATGGTACAAATCTTGCAGATACTCCAAGTTGGGTTTCTGTCAAAGATACAACTTATAAGATAGGCAGTAGGTATGGTGCATCAGGGCAAAGAAACTGGCTCAATGGTATTGCTGGTACTAATGGGTCTTTTGATGGCTCTATCAATTCATCTACTAATATGCTTATCGGTGGGTATGGTGCTGATACTTCGTTTAACTGGGGTGGTACTATCAAAAACCTCAAGATATATAAACGTGAATTGACTGATGCAGAATTATCAGTATTAACAGATGCAGAATCACCAGTGGGGACATGGACTTTTCCTGATAAAACTGAAACATCAGCACGCCTAATGCCAACAGGTTCAATCTTACCTTTTGCAGGTGGAGTTTCTAGCGGTTTTTTAACTTGTGATGGTACAGCAAAATCAAGAATAACCTACTCTAATTTATTCCAGTATCTAGTTACTGATGTTGCTTTTACTAGCAAAACTTTCACTGTCACTATTGCTAATCCAGCAGTCTTTACTAAAACCGTTCATGACTTTATTGGTGGTGAAAGGATAAGACTATTAACTACAGGGGCATTGCCTACAGGGCTAGGAACTACAATTGATTATTACGTTATCTATGTAAGTGCTAACACGTTTCAAGTAAGTACAACCTTTGGTGGTACAGCAGTAGCAACAAGTGGATCACAATCAGGAACTCATAGTTATATACAATCATTGTATGGCTTAGGTGACGGTACAACTACTTTCAATGTACCAGATTATAGAGGTCAGTTTTTAAGAGGTTTAGATTCTGGAGCAGGTATTGATGTGGGAAGATCACTTGGTACTAGACAAGCTGATATGCTTAAAGCTCATCAACATCATTATTTAGCAACTGATTATTTTTTAGCTACTCCAGGAGTTTATGCAGTTAGTAACTATGCCGCTGGGGCAACAGGCACTACTGGAGGGACAGAAACTAGACCTAAGAACATATCCGTAATCTATGGGATTAAATACTAATGAATATCTATCACTATGACACAGAATGTAGACTTAACTATCAAACAGAAGCTACTTATGACATACTAGACAACACTATTAACGTCCCTGCTCTAGCGACTACTAAAGAGCCATTAGGAGCTAGTTATCCAGACTTAGATGTTTTTGATATTAATGAAAATTGCTGGACGATTGAAAAGTATATTGAACCACCTAAACCCGATGAGCCAATACCTCCAACGATTGAAGAATTACGCACAAGCATGATTTTAACGCCTGCACAGTTTAAATTAAATCTAGTTGCAGCAGATTTATTCAATACAATACACGGTGTTATTTTGTCCCTACCTAGCTCAGACCCAGCATCTATTCTTTGGTTTAACGCATTGCAATTTGAAAGACTTAATCCTGTCCTAATAGAGTTAGGTAATAGTCTAGGATATGACGATGACAAGCTGGACGCTGTTTTTACAATGAAAGCACTATGACAGATCCATTATCATTAATAACAGAATCTAAAGATTCATATCAATTAGCATTAGCTATGCTAACTATTACTGTATTAGCTATATCTTGGTTTACAGTAAAATATTTTGAAATATCTAAAGCTCAAGATTTAAAAGATACTCAAAATTTAGAAAGAATAGAATTGCTTGCAAAAACTCATGCTGCACAAATTGAAAGAATTCATTTCGAACATAGTAATAGAATTGAAAGATTAATAGAATCTCATAGAATTGAGGTATCTACTACTCTTGATAAATTATCTACTACATTGCATGAGTTACAGTTAGCAATTGAAAAACGTACGGTACATTTAAAAAATGACAACTAAAAAAGTAGAAGATTACTTAAATGAAATATCCTATAAAGAAGATTCTTCTTATGTTCCTTCTACATTTGCATTAAACTTTATTAATTTTATTAAGTTAGTTAATGGTTCTCAAGGTGAAGAACATAAAACACCAGTAATACATTTAAAAATGTTAGACACTGTTCAAGCTAATGAGCAAGATGTTCTTAATATGCTGTTTAGAGGTTCGGCTAAGACTACGGTAATGGCTGAGTATCTAATATTATTTATTGCTACTTATGGTGAAATTGAAAACTTCGGTAAAATTCCTTTAGGTTTATATGTTTCTGACTCTATTGAAAATGGGGTTAAAAATATGCGTAAGAATTTAGAATATCGTTGGGGTAATAGTGAATTCTTACAAATGTATGTTCCTAATACAAGATTTACAGATGTAAGATGGGAATTTAAAAATATTGAAGGATCAATTACAGTATTTAAAGGGTATGGTGCTAAGACAGGAGTTCGTGGCTCAAAAGAATTAGCTCAAAGACCTTATCTAGCTATTCTTGATGACTTAGTATCTGATGAAGATGCTCGTTCAGCTACAGTTATTGCAAGCATTGAGGATACAGTCTATAAGGCAATTGACTATGCCCTTCATCCTACTAGAAGAAAAGTAATATGGAATGGTACACCATTTAATTCAAGAGATCCCTTATATAAAGCTGTAGAGTCTGGTGCATGGAAAGTAAATGTATTTCCTGTATGTGAACAATTTCCTTGTACAGAAGAAGAATTTAAAGGTGCATGGGAAGATAGATTTACATATAAGTATGTTATGGAAAAATATACTAAAGCACTTAAAGCAGGAAAGATAGATACCTTTAACCAAGAGTTAATGTTAAGAATTATGAGTGATGAAGATAGACTTATTACTGATTCAGATATTAGATGGTATAAAAGAGAATCTGTATTAAAGAATAAAGGAATATTTAACTTCTATATTACTACTGACTTTGCTACAAGTGAAAAGACATCTGCTGACTTCAGTGTAATCTCTGTATGGGCATACAATGCTAATGGAGATTGGTTTTGGGTAGATGGTATATGTAAGAAACAAACTATGGAAAAGAATGTAGATGAACTCTTTCGTTTATCTCAAATGTATAAACCACAACAAGTAGGTATTGAAGTTACAGGTCAACAAGGAGGATTCATTCAATGGATTGAAGGAGAAATGATGAATAGGAATATTTGGTTTACTATTGCTAGTGATAACAATTCTTCTAAACCTGGAATAAGACCTAACACTAATAAGATGCAAAGATTTAATATTGTTGTTCCTTGGTTTAAAACTCATAAAATATTCTTTCCAGAAGAGTTAAGACTAGAACCAACAATAGTAGAATGTATGGATGAATTAAGATTAGCTAGTGCTGGAGGATTCAAATCTAAACATGATGATTTCTGTTTTACAGGAAATACGCAAATTCTTTTACATGATGGATCAACAAAAGCAATAAAAAATATTAACAAAAATGACGTAGTTATGACGTTAGCAATAGATACTATTGCTATGCCAGCATATTCTGTTATAATGACAGGTAATAAAGAAGTACAAGATTACTTCTTTAGTAATGGTAGTGTTATTTCTGTAACTGAAAATCATCCTATACTAACAACATTAGGATGGATTCAAGTTAAAGACATAACCTCAGAAACTAAAATTATCTGGAGTAGTATATGCAAACTGAATTTGATGGATATAAGTGGACTAAATGTAAATCAGGGTATTACCAATCAAGTTGTAACATCAACGGTAAACGTAGGTGGTTACACCAATATGTATGGCAAAAAATTAACGGTGAACAACCTAAAGGATTTGCTGTACATCATAAAGATGAAGATAAAGACAATAACTCTCTTGAAAACTTACTCTTACTATCAAAAAGTAAGCATCAAGAACTTCACAGGTTTCAAGGAGATTTGGAACAACAGAGAATTCATCTTAAAGTTATTAGAGTTAAAGCTACAGAATGGCATAAGTCTGCTGAAGGTAAAGCATGGCATAAAGAAAATTATGAAAAGAATAAAGAATCTTTTCATGAAAAAAAGTTTACAAGAGAATGTTTTGTTTGTAAAAAAACAATACAATCTCAGCTTAAATCCAGAAGAGTCTTTTGCTCTACAAAATGTTCTAATACAAACCAAACAACAGATACAACAAAATTTAAACTCTTTAAATGTGAATGGTGTAATTCAGAATTTATGTGGCACAGATGGAAAAGAAGTTGTTCTAAAGAATGTGGAAATAATTTATCTGGAGAGAAAAGAAAACTCAAGATATGAGGATGTATATAACTTTGAAGTAAAAGATTCTCACAATTATATTCTTGCTAATGGTATCATAGCACATAACTGTGACACCATCAGTATGCTTGGTTCGTTAGCTGTATGGAAACCTTCTGAGAGTGTTCCTATTAAAGATACCGCACAAACTTCTATATGGGAACTTGACATACCTGAAGAAAGAAACTACATTAGTTCATATATTGTATAAGGAATATAAATGTTAGTTAGTGATTTTTTAAATCTTGTTAAAACAGGTAATCTATCTGAAACAAAAGTTACAGATGCTAGTCTTCTTAATTTTTTAAACTTAGGTTTAAATGAATTATATGGTAAATATAGTCTTAATATAAAAGAAGAAAATTATGTTTTAACTTCAGATACAGAATATGATTTACCAGATGATTTTATTTCATGTATTAAAGTAACATCTCCTTCTGAATATCATAGAGATGCTAGTGGTAATATAAATAAACTTTCAGATCCTTTATTTGAATTATCTATTAATAATTATGGTGATTGGAATGGAATATTAGTTACTGAATTCAGTATGTTAAAAATAGATAATCCTATTGTAGGACAACCTATTAGATTAATTTATAAAGCATCTCCAAAACAACTCACATCTTCTAATTTAACTTCTAAACTTAAAATAGGTAATCAATACTTAGAAGCATTGTCTATGTATATGACATATCTTGGCTTTATGCAGAATGGTGGAGGTACTCAAGCAGATTCTAATACTTATTTAAGTAGGTATAATAATGCTTGTTTGTCTTTAGAAAATATTGGAGATACTAATAAAATATCTAATTTGAGTGTTGAACCTTTTTCGAGAGATTTTGATAGGA